TAAAAATTTAACTGCCTCGTGTCTCAACTTTTTATTTTTAATTTTTTTGTCTGATATAATCCAATCCACCCAACTTACTTTTGAATTAGTAACATACATAAATCCAGCGCAAATAGGTTTATCGTCATGCAAAACCATCAATCCGCCTTCTCCGTTTTCTGGTAGAAAATCTTTAGGAGGGGCTTGCCATTCCCAATCTTTCCACCATCCTACCAATACATCGTCATAATCAGATGGATTTAATTTACGTATATTAAATTCCATTCTATGCAAAGATACTAATTTTACGGATAGCTTTTCATGATTTCCGATTCAACGGCAAATAATTCAGTTGATTGCGTGCTTTCGTTTCTTAATGTAAATATACCATAATGACCAAGCAATCCATTTGATTCTGCTTCTGCACTTTTTATAAATAATATATAAGGGTCAGCGACAGTTATTGGTTGTGATCCTGTTATAGAAGTATCAACTGTAATTCTATTTATACCTGCAGGTAAGTTAATTTCTATATTTGTTATACGACCTGATAACTCTACAGTGGTATATGATGGTACAGAAAAATATAAATAATCACCAACTGAAACTTCCGTACCAATATTTACTAAAGGTGTAATAGAAAAGTTTACGGTAAGCGTAGTACTTGCTAAACTCCAAGATGAAGCTTTACCTATACCATTTACAAACCTCATTGCGTATTCTCCTGTTACTGCAGGAAGCTCTGCTCTTTGTCTTATGAATGCAAAAAACGCATTTTCTTTTTTCTCAAACCATTCCGCTTCTATATATCCATTATTCTGAATATCTGTTTCCATTGTAACATCCCAAGCTTGATCTGATTCTAAGTTAATGGTTTTAAACAATTTATTTTCTAATGGTCTCTCATTAAACACAGTAGTTATATATGAGTTATATTGAGTTCCATAAAAATTATTTCTTGATAAATCACTATTGTGTTGATATAAGTTACCACCATTAAATGAATAAAAATATTGGTTCATCCCAATCATCATCTCTGGTATATATGAATAAAATGATGGCCAACCTTGTGCAGTTTTAGAGTATGTTAATGTATACTCTGTAGTTACTGGCGAAGGTATAGGTGGAACTATACTTGCTGGAACTGGAGTTGGAGTAGGAATAGGAATTGGCGTAGGGGTTGGTGTAGGACTTGGACTCGGAGTTGGACTCGGAGTTGGACTTGGGGTAGGTGTAGGTGTAGGTATTGGTGAAGGGCTTGGAGGTGGTAGTGGACTAGGGTCTCCATAACCACATTTTGTGTTACAAGTTTCTTCTGGAGTCTTCTTATATGATGATCCTGATATAGAAGTTTTTATTATAATGTAAGGGGAGGCTAAACATACCTCTTGTTCATCTTCCTCAGGTATTGTTACTGATCTTTTAACACCATCAGCACAACTTACATTCCATGAACATTCCCCACCGTCAGCTCCAACAGGACAAACTAAAACATAAGTTAAATAAGCCATAGATTAATTAATATTGTACAAATTTACAAATTTAATAGTTAAGTGTTTTAATTAACCATCCATTCCTTAACTAAACCATAAAAAGCATTTTTAGGATATTCAGCTATGTTATGATCTGGAAATGTAGCTTTATTAAACTGAGAGTCAACACTATAATGTGCAAAGAAATGATCGTGCTCATCAAACTGATTAAAGCTGGGTATGTATGTGTTGTTCTGTCCAATCATTTTTATTCTATGATTATGACAAGCTATAGAAAAAGATGTCATACAAGCCCACCATTTCCAACTAACATCAGCATCTGATTCTATTATTTTTTCTGCTATTGATATTACATCATCAATAATAATTTTTAAGGTTTTGTTTTTTATAAGTATAGGAACAAAGCCACCATTCATATATTTACCAGACTCATGAGTTAGATATTGTTTTATTTTATTATAATTTTTTTTAGACTCATCTGCAATAAACATGTGCCAATCTTCATATCCGTCATAACATATTACATTGCTATCACCAGGCATTATGTGATCATATTTTTTTAAAGAAATAATATCCATATCACATAGCACTATGGTATCCTCATCATCATATAAATCAAGCAAAGGTTTTACAGAAGAAAAAACATTTATAACAACACAGTTTTCATTTCTACATTTTACATAATCCCATATAGGAGGACTCATATAGTAAGGTAATCCTTTTAAATCCCAATCTACATTATTATATGTAGGGCTAAATGTATTGTTTTGTTTTACTACAGTTACAAGACTATTGTTATATGAATCTAAACCATAAGCTTTTTTTTGACAGTAAGCCCAGAAGTTTGCTTTCCATCTATACCTATGGTCTACTATTGCGCTTGGAATAAAACGTATCATTTTTTTCTAAATGTATGAAATTTAAAATGGTCTTTGTGTAAATGTATGTTAAGTGGCTTATCTTCTTTTACAAAGTAATAATCATATTTTTTTTCTAAAGTTTCAAATGAGTTGTTAAAATTAAATATAACCTCATTATCCAAACCATAGAGATTACATTTAAAATTTAAGTATGAAGACCTGTAATATAAATCATTTATAAAAAATTCGTTAGGATGGGATTTTAATATCTCAACATTCTCATCTTTGAACTCATCATAAAAAAACCATTCCATATATTTTTTTATCTCATGCATATATTGATCTAAAGATTTAATTCTTTCAAACTTTTTCCAAAGTGATTTCTTTAAATAAAAACAACTACTAAATAAAGAGTGATCATCTGGAGGGTATTTAAAAAATATACCTTCTCTATGAGGAAACCTTTCGATTAATTCTTTAACATCTTTATTCAACTGCCAATCATAATGAATACTAAATACACCATCTCCTTCTACTAATCTATATCCTTTATTAAATTGATCTATTATTGCAAATGGAGCAAAGCTACCATAAGGAGTAAATGTGTCTACCTTTTCGTATGTGGTTTGACATACGTGATGTAAGTCATATTTTTTCCAATCTTTGGGTTTTACTATTGCGTTATCTTCTATCCAAACAAAACCATCTGCTTCTTTAAATGCTTCGTAATTAAAAAAGTGATCTACTACTATAGCTTTATATCCAAATCTTTTTATTGATTCAATACACTGTAATAATAAATTTAATCTTGTTGGATTATCAGAATGAGCTGTGATTAAAAAATTAAACTTGTTCATTTAATCAAGCAACCATCTTTTATTTTTTACTGTCCAGTTTACAGTTTGTTTTAGTTTGTCATAAACTTCACTTGGAGTCCAACCCATATTTTTCATTTTATCACCACACAAAGCATATCTTAAATCGTGCCCTGGTCTTGATGAATGAAAATCTATTAATTCGTAATTTAATTTTTTACCAAGCACAGCTGCAATGTATAAAGCTAAAGAAAGATTATCAATTTCCTCTGAACCTACTATATTAAATTTAGGACATTTCATACCAGTTTGATCAGGTTTAGATGGAGTTTCATTTTTTAATAAAAATAACAATGCGCTAGCTACATCTTTTGCGTGTATATAATGCCTGCTACCTGCTTCAGTTTTTTCTTTATTGCCGTGTATAAATATTTTTTCATCCTTAAGTATTTTGTTAATACACATAGGTATAAACTTTTCAGGATGTTGTCTTTCTCCAAAAACATTCATAGTATGCGTGATTATATTTGGCATTGAGTATGTGTTCTCATAAGCTACGACAAGCTCTTCTGCACCAGCTTTAGATGCGCTATAAGGGTTCGTAGAATTATACCTATCGTTTTCTTTATATTTAACCTTGCCGGGCGCTGGGCCAAATACCTCGTCTGTGCTGAAGTATACAAACTTATCTAAACAATCTAAACTTTTTGCATACTCTAAAATATTCGCAGTACCAACAACATTATCTAAAACAAATTCCATGGGATAATCTATACTTCTGTCTACGTGAGAACCAGCTGCTAAATGTGCAATGTAATTTACTTTTCCTACAGATGAAATTATCTGTGAATTTAAAGGAGCTTTTAAGTCGTGATGAATTACTTTAACCCTACTTTTATCTTCTCTGTTGCCAACAACATCTTGTAGTCTATTTAAATTACCACTAAAATCTAATCTATCTAAACTAACTATGTTCCAATCAGTATTATCAAGAACCTCCTCTATGACATGATGCGCAATAAATCCTGCGCCGCCCGTTATTAATATTGTTTTACTCATCCTTTATACTGCCAGTCTTTTAATTTATAATGAACATAAAAGTTTCTAAAAAATGTACCACCAAAAGGCTCTACCCTACCATGCTCACATTTAGCTGATTCATAAAGAATCATATCACCTGGTTGTGCATATACTTTATACCAATCTCCATCGTGACCTTGAATATCAAGAGGCCAATCATCAGCATTCGGTTTACTAGAGCATCCGCAAGCTAAGTCTTTATCCACTATAATGATTGAAGATATATGATGTGTAGCTATTCTGTCTGTATGCGGTGTTAAAGTTGCATTCTTTGTGTAAGATCTTATACCGTAAACGAAAGATGGTTCTAGTTTTTCTTTTGAAAACTCTTCATGAATACCAATAAGTTGAGTGTGAATATATTGCCTAATGCTAGGTGCGTGATCAAAAGATAAAATATCACTTCCTCCTCCAACAATAAATTGTTCTTTACCATCAAATGATTCTTCTGTCTGTTTGTCTTTCAACAGATTATAAGCATCTTGAATAATACCCCAGACGTCAGCTGGACATTTTTCAAGAGCAAATCCTTGTTCTGTGAATTTAGGAAAGTCATCTTTACTTGTAAAAACTTTTTCTGTAGACTCTATAACATCTGCGCTTTTTATAATATCAGAAGCTTTTACAATATATGATTTTTGTTTTTCAGTTTCTTGAGTAGTTGATTCCTCATAAAGATTTTGATCTGCTGTTCCATCCCAAACCTTTTCTCTCCACCAAGATGTAATTATATATTTTTTACCACTATCTACTGAAACGCCTTCATGCATATATTGGTTTTGTAACTCACCGTCTTTCATATTATACCACCACAACCCCTTACCTTGTTCTGGTTCGACTGTTTTTTCAAGAGTAGGAAAATGTGTTCCACCTCCCTGAAAATCATCATTAAGATAAATCATAAATGTATGAGTTCTATTTCCTGATGCTTTACAATGTTTCTCATAAGCAACTCCACTAAAAAAATCTTGGTGTGGTTTAAAAAATTGACCCACCTCATATAACTGTCCTTGAAGAGACTCTCCATATTTAATATCAATACCTAAATAATCAGATATTTTTTTATGTACTTTTAAAACCAGTGGGTTTGAATTACTTAAATTACAAGTGCTTGATGTTCTAACCTCAGATACAGCAGACCTGTCTGTTCCTCCTTCAACAACTTCAGATCTTTTATGATCTGCGTCAATTAATTTGATTAATTCTTGACACTCTTCCTGTGTCAAAAAATTTTTTACTTCCTCCATTTTATTTAATTAAATTTTATTAAAGTTAAATATTATAATTGTAGGGTGCAAATATTATTTTATGGACAAGCGTTACAAGCTGAAGCAAATGATGTTCCATTCCATAACCTTACGTTACCTCCAATTGCTATGTAAGTTGAAGATCCATATAAACTTGAACATCCTGCTGTAGTTCCATAGTATGCTGTTGCAGCACAGAAGTTTCCGTTATCAAAGTAATGTGTTCCAACTCTAGTTGAAATACAAGCGTCTGCTTCAGATATTGTACTTCTAGTTCCTGTTAATCCTACACAACTAGGGCTAGGTGCTACTGGCGTAGGCACTGGCACAGGCACTGGCACAGGCACTGGCACTGGAGTTGGCGTAGGCCCTGGAGTTGGCACTGGCACTGGCACTGGCACAGGCACTGGGACTGGCACTGGAGTTGGAGTAGGAGGGTTCTGACAATCAGAACAACTAAAGAATAATCCATAGCTATTTATGTTTCCATCAACTCCTGTACCGCTAGAATTTGCATATTCATAACAAAGTATACCATCATCAATAACAAATGAGCTTGATATTGGACTACTATCAAATACTTGTAATACTGCTCCAGTTGGATCACCA